CCTCAGTCTAATCCATCGTATAACTCACGGTCTATAATCTAAACGAATGAGCATCCCCAATCATCTAGAACCTTTCCATGAGCACGTAAATCTGAATCAGGGAATCTGGAGTGAAAATGAGCATTATCAATCAAGGTGCGAAGATAATTCTTTGAAGCACTCCCACTCACTAATGGGATCGATTTAGACATCACAGTTTTGGCATTTATATGTGCCATGGCTTCTTGTTTACGGAAACCAGTCAATCCAGAAGGGGTCGGTTGGATTGCACTCATAGTACGATTGCCAGATACTTTAAATTTCCTTTGAGTATTCTGACGTGTTTTCTTTTGTTTAGGGACAATTTTTGAACGAGATTTATCTCGTCGAGATTGTTGTTGACGACGCGCCTTCTCTACAGAAGGGATAGAATTATTTTTCGAAGACATACACGGCAATGGCCAGCCACGCGAGTGTATTTATTGTTGGTACAAGATCAAAGGTCTAGAAACACGTGTGTACAAACGTATTTCTACCATCCATCCTCCTATTCCTTATCCATCCAGACGGCTATCATGTCTGAATGGGTGTACAAATCCTGTCGCAACAAAGGGTACTTCTTCTGAAGAAAACGCATATAATCAAGAATCAATAAACACGATTCTCGATCAAACGCCATCAACTGAGCATAGGCCATGGCACGATCAAACCTGATGTTTGGTGCACAAATTTTCTGTGTCTTAGCGAGAGCGTTAAAGGCCTTCTCAGCGCTAAACATTGGTACAATCCTACCAGAAACAAGAGTGGCCTTGTAACCAAGGAAAGTTTGTCCGACGAAACCATCAAGAACAAGATCATCATCAATTTTCAGCTCCATGCCACAAGCCGAATAGATTTGTGCTCTGAAAGAAAACGAACTCAAACCCAAGTCTTCATGAAAGGTAAAGACATGGTCATCAGCATACAAAGCAACTGCTAACTTACCTTCACTAAGAACAGTAGCAAAGGATTTTCCATAGCGGACACGACACAAAAGACACCAGATGAAAATATGAGCAATACAATTGTCATCTGTGGTACGAACGTGCCCACTGTTCTGGCCTTCATGTTTCTGAATGACCTGTCCACTGGGCAAGCGAACAAAAGAGTGTTTATTCTGAGTATAGATATAAACCTGTCTTTTCCACCACTCATCAGAGGACATTCCTTTCTTGTCCCACATCCAGAAGCGAACAATCATGCAAATGCGAGTGAGAAAAGCCTTAAACTTTGAATCCCACTTTCGACAATCACCAGCACCAGACTTGGGACGAGTCTTCCCAAGCAACATTTTAACAAGGCGTTGGAAACCACCATGCTGCATTGACCAACCATGCTTGATTGGGGAATTTTCAATGAATTGTGCTTCACACATCAACTCATTAGCATGTTGATTCATCCTAGCATCGTATTGAAAGAGCTCCCACGGTTCAACAATAAAATTGCGCAGGTCTCTATCCATTATCTTCTTGATGTTCAAGTTCTCAGTCTTAGAACAAGCGGAGAACAAAGCAGGATAATTTACCAAATGAGCATTGTTCCAGAACAGCTGGTTATAGTCCTCATGATAGAAAGCCTGTTCCTTATTGGCACAATTTTTATAATGGCGCATAACATATCCTGGGGACGCCTGTTTATCGAACATGTAGTAGTCTCTCACTTGAGCGCGATCCCACAGAGGTTCAAACATCGCAACCGTATCTCGAAGTGCAGCATCAAAATGTTCTTGGTGTTCCTTAAGAGCCCACTGTTCAGGTTGGTCATACTTCAAAAAAGACTTATTTGAAGCAACATGTGTCGGGTTCGATATCCGGAACTTCTCAACACCAGGATCAACTTTCCCCCATGAAAGGAAATCTTGATCCGCTGTTTCCATATACAGATCTTCTGAAAGACGCTGAGCTTCACCAAGGAAACCAAAATGGGTCACATAACTCATTTCTTTGTGATCAATTGAGTAAGGTTGTGACCGAACAGTGTGAGAAACATCGTCCCACCAGGGAACAAGACCGGGAACATTTGCACTCTTCATGATTAAACGAGGGCCGTTCAAAACTTTCTCAAGAAGAGGAACCCAATAAGCCAAGGGTGTAAATATACACTTATTTGCAGAACGAACGGTGGCAGTGTGAACCCCGATGACTTGTTGAGTCGCTGAATTGATCAGTGGAGCACCAGAAGCTCCAGCTTCAGAGGAACAACCATGGTAATTTCCCAAAGAGGTTCCAACGGTGAGGACCTTCTTACCTTTATCAGACCACCACAAACCATTGTAATACATAGCTTTTTCATCAAAAGCTTTCATGTAATTCAAGGAATTCAAGGGAGCAGTGGAACAACCAAGGGCCTTTACTGGCTGCAAAAAGGCAATATCAGCAACAGACTCTTCATCATTATTAAAGATGAGGAGTTTCAAATTGTAATGAACAAAGTTCAAAGGGTCATCCAGTGGTGAGATATAACAGTCAACAATGGTGCCAACGTTGACTTGAGCATACTTGTCATTCTTCTCTATGACAGAAATGACATGGCCAGCAGTGACAAAGACACCCATAATGGAGAACAATTTACCAATCTCCATTTTCGTACCAACACGATCAATGGAAATATTGTAAACTCGGTCAGACATCATAGGGATATGGGGAGAATCCGGAAACAAAGCCTCTTTCTCTACAGGATGTACTTCGACAATCCTTTTCAAGGGAACCTCACAGGGACGCTGCTCAGAATGTGAAAAAGCTTTAACATAACCAGGTTTAGACCCTGGTCCGGTCACACGATACGAACTAGTGACATGCTTATCACGATCCCCTTTTCGAACCAACACATGAGCACCAGGCCTCATCCGCTTTGCTAATTGGACTGAAGTAGGAGCAGGTGCATGTTGAATCTCGAAACCATGTTTGGTTGTCCTTCGAGAACTTGTCCTAGGACGAGTACCATTGGCATTCAAGGGTGTATCACGATCTGGAATGAAGAGCTCTCGCTCATCATCATAATTGGTCGGCTGGTCCTCCAAAGCTTCCAATTTTTCTTGGGCTGCCTGCATGGCTGCCGAAAGGGCGGAACGAGATGACTCTGAGACAGGGAACTGATCTTCAAAAATGTCATCAGTAGGAACAAAGAACTCTCCTTGGTCATAAACACTATCTGAGATATTCTTTGTCCAATGAACCTTCCGTTTGCCATATTTTTTCCCTTCCTTTTCAACATCCTGAGGAACATCTTCAGGGATACCAGGGGCGGGTTCGGGAAAGTTACGTGCCAAAATCTCAGCCACTTGCGACTCAGGTGTTGCAGCAACAACATGATCACTAGGAGTGGGGCTGGGATATAAATGGTAAGGAAGAATACCAGCTTCTTTCAATAAAGACTTGCCGGTTCGTTTCTTGAGTTCCTTATTCATAGTACGTATGCTATCTTCCAGGAACTCAGGCTCCGATTGAGTGAACCACTTTTTGATACGAGGTAGAATGTACTTGTAAAACAAAAAGCCAAAAACCACAATAGAAGTGAAAATTATTATCAACTTTCCATAAGTCTTTGTGTAAGCACAAACATTCTCAGTCATAGCAGTGGGGCCATAGCAGCTTGCCTCTTCAGCGCCGGACCAAATATCCGCATTCCCATCATGAAATGCCAGATACCGTGAAAACTCATCGGTTACAGGATCGAAGGTAAAGATTGAAACGCGCTCCAAAGCCAAATCATGCCTTCGGAGAGCAGCACAAACAGAATCAGGAACCTGTTGTCTAAGAACACCCCAATCGATACTAATGGGAGCAAAATTAAACGCCCTATAAAGAACAGGACCATCCTGAACGGAACCAGAATGATTGGTCTCTAAGGAACAGAGTCCAAAATTTGGGTTTGAATTAAGGAAGCTTCCAATGAGAACAAAGTCAGCAACAGATGCATCTTCTGGCAACAATTTCCAATCAAGACGAATCTTCCGTCTAGCAACGAAACACTCAGGTATCCCGATTGGAGAAGCACCATTCTTAATATTCTTCTTGGCAAAGACAATGAACTCACCAGCTAAGTGTTTTACAGTTTTAAGGGCCGATACATAACGTATGGTAGACATAGCACCGGTCTCTGCAAAACCCACAACACCCATAACAAGAACAAAAGCCCAAAACAACCAATCGATTATTTTGTTTTGTGTAGCTTCACCCTCCTTACTTTGTTTCTTGGAAAACTTGCCTTTAATAAAGGTAGCGGTCTTGAAAGTGACCGGAAATATAACTCCAATGACAACAAAGAAGAAAGTGAAGAGAACAATTAGAGGTGCAAGAACGGAACCAACATGTGCTTTTAATCTCTTGTAGAGACCATGTGTGTTCAAAAAGAGGAATTTGGCATCAAAGTAAGTTGTCAATCTCATTATGATGGCATCCGCAAAGAGGAAAGCCATGGTTGGAGAATACTTCATGCACGCATGTATAGTTGCAGAAGTAAACTTTTGACCTTTGAAGAAAACTCCAAAGAGAACCGAAACGCACATTTGAAGTGCTGTCTTTAGATACACCAACATAATGGTTGCGCCAGACAACACAAAAGCAAAATGAACAGAAACAATGGCATTGAGAGCAAAGGCACCAAAACATGCCATACCAGAAAGAACAGCTGGAAAAAGAGCATAAGTGACAGACTGAAGACAAGTCACAACAAAAGTAAAGGGAGCAATGACTGCAGTGGCAAACAAGGTGACCACA